GGAACGCCTAAGCTTTATACACTCATATAAAAGAGCTTATCCTATGACCTTCAACGGAAAATAGTTAGGTGTATCTCAACACTAATAAGTTAATATATAAGCATAGCACACCCCACATGTCATCACTCTTTGAGAGCTTACAATAACCATGTTTCATGCACTAAATATGATGGAGTGATAAAGAAAAAACAAAGTATCACTCATGATGTATTTCTAGATCTTTTTCTGTTTTTTCTACAGCTTTATGATCATGTTGTTCAACTTGCTTTCGCGGAGTAGATACAACAGAAGCTGTTTCAGAAATAGATCTAGATTGCATCTCCTTTACCAACTTACGACGCAATTCATGTAACATCGTAATCCAATTTAACATACTGTCATTGGAAATAGAATCACTTCTACCTTCGTTCTGTAGAAATGATTGTATAGTTGTGAACTCAGAGGAGGAGACGGGTATGGTGTTGTGTCCTTCTTCGAACAGGATTATATCACCAAAATCAGTCCATAAATCTTTACGAACCTTATTTTTGCTGACTAAAGCAAGCTGAGACTTATCTAGCCAGCGCCGTAAATTTGCTACTTCTATATGGTAGCTCATGGTAAGACAATACGGCTTGTCTTTGAAGTAACGGAACCAGGAGTAAGTTTATCTTTTAATTGCAAAGCTAAATCTATAGTAGATCTAGATAAACTTGTATATTTAGGGGAATCTGAATAAACATATTTTTCATCTTCTTCATCTGATTCCGGAACTTTAATAGTTAAAGTTTTAATTTTATTATTAATTTCCTCTAGTTGTTTTGCTAATTCTTCAACTGTTATAGTTTTATCTGCATCAGGATGTCTTTGTTGTTTAATCATCATAGCCATCTGAGCAGCAGCATTAGCACCTTCCTTTTGTCCTATCTGCAGTGCACGAGCGCTCACAGGTCGGATATTTCTAGGCATATAATTAAAAACTAAATCTGATTCAACTGATGGACCTAAACTCCATCCTGAATATTGATAATTTAATGAGGTTTGTTGAATCTCAAAAAATAATGAAGCTTTAATTGTTACAGTTGCAGTGTTTGGACATCCAGTCATACCTACATATGGTATCGGACAAACGTCAAGTACGTGTGTACCAGCGCCACCTTGGAAACACAAATTATTCCAAAATTGTAAATCATTTGAACTAGATGGTGTCCAAACAGCTGAAACTTCATAACCTGAAACATCTGTAGTAGATTTAAGAATACGTATTTGAGTAGTAGTAAGTTGATTTAACTGTTGAGATAAATCAGCAACACGAGAAGGTCCCTTAAAAGGTGTATCACTTGGTAACAATCCTCCAAAAATATATGGTGGAGCAACACTTTGCATAGGGCATCTACAAATCAATGAAATATGTCCTCCCAACACACGAGCAAGAGGCAAATCATTACCTGACACACCAGCTTCATTAACTAATGCTGTCACATTATTAAAATCTAGAGTAGTCATACCATTAGTAGTGGCTGTATTAACAAAAGGTGTAGCAGAACTTGTTGATGCTCCAACAACAATAGGAGCTGTAAAATCTGAAACACTAGTAAAATGTGCTTGCAGTTTTGGTGATAAAAAAGCTATCAAATCAGTACATGGTGTAGATACAACACCACCAAAACCTGGAGCATTCATATTAAAAACTTGTTCAAAATAACCATGTAATATTTTAGTTGGTAAATTCCCTGTACTACCAATTTTTGGTGGTTTAATTACAGGTTGTTTTATAAATTTAGTATAAATTTGAGCTATTTTCTTTTCTTCTTTATCTTTAACTACTATTTTACCAACACCTCTATGAGATTTATTATGTGGTTTATTATTATTAACTTTAACTATAACATTAGAACCTTTCTTTTTAGCTTTATTTAATTTACGTTTCAATTTACGTAAGTGTATTTTATTTTGTTTTTTAGTAACACCTTTATTAGCTGGTCCATAAATATTACCATTAGTTATATGCATTTCTTTATTAGTGGGTCCTGTCTTAGTCTGTTTGACAGGTACTTCACTTAAATCTTGATCCTCATCTATAGGATACTGAGGTAAGATACCAGTATCCATGTCTATAGTATCTATTAAATCTGGATCATAATTAGGTTTAATTACTTTAGGATGATCTTTCAACCATTGATCTCTACTGTTTTGTAAGTCAGTTATACCTGACAGATCTTTTTGTAATTTACCATTAACTATTTCATCTATGGCGATCATTCCTCCATCAGAACCTTTTTTATTACCATTATAAGAATGCATATATTTATTATCAGGTTTTGTATAATCAACAGGTTGTTTTTCAGTTGGCCAGAGTTGTTCACGTAGTTCATTTAATGGTTTACCCATATTTTGAGTAGAAGTATAACCCAATGAACCACCCAACAAACCAACCGAACCTAAACCCGCTAAAGCAAATTGATCAGCAGGATTAGTAGAACCTGCTAGACCTCTTCCAGCAGCTCTCAAAAAGTCACCATAACCTGAATGGTGCTGATGAGAAAGATTACCATTAACGGCGTGCATTTCTTGATTCGTTGGAGAATTTGATGGTGGCTCATATTCTGAGTCATCATCATGCCACGCATAATAATGTAAATCAGCAAACTGATCTGGATAACGATTTTCTAAATAAGAATCATATAAAGCATCATCTGATGCCAACAATACACAATCAGGACAAACACAATGTAAATCGTGTGGTCCTATACCTTGGATACAACCATAATCCAAGTCAAAACACATATCACAAGCACAAGATAACATTACAGGAGATGGGGCTTTTGTTGCTATGAATGTAGGCAACATCATATCAGCCATCTCGTCATATATAGCACACATTGTTAGTATACAAAAATAAGTTACAGGACAATAAAATTTTAGGTTGGGTCTTACACTAGTAGCCTAAAATTATTCTGTGTTAATACCATACATTAAAAATTTGAGTTCATCTGCAGTTTTAGCTTGCTGCAGAGCGGCATGTAAGGTTAATACATCATCTATATCTTCTTCTTCCATATCTTTCATATGTTTATCTTCAACATATTTAATCATTGTTTTTACTTGATAATGGAGAACTGGGTTAATTTGCGTAAAAAATAACAAGGCTTGTAATTTAACATAGGCTAATCGCCAAGAATTTCTTTTCATATTATAAAAAACATTTGCTAACATTTTTTCCATATTAGCAACCGGAACGAGCATACTAAATTTTGTGCTTAACAAAAAGCCACAATTACACAATTTTTGTTCTAGAATGGTTCCTTTTGGACTTTCATATTTAATTACAACACCCAAAGGTTCTAAATCTTTAATGTAATACTGGAGGTATTTATGATCTCTAAAAATTGAATCATCACCAACCATTTTAACACGCATATATTTCTGAGCAAACTGCCTCAGTTCTTCATATTCCCGTATATGGAGTGCTAAATTATAATTTGCGTACAACATTTGAGCAAATCCATTATCAGTCAAAGTATTAAAACCACCTGAAGGATTTCCTCCAAACATAAGGATCAAAAATCCGTCAGGATCTATAACATAAGCATATAACATTACTTTTAAATACCACCGTTTTAAATTATCAAATTGCTTTTCATATTTTGGAGGTATAATTAATTTATTATTACGCATATTATATATGAATTCAAACACTGCTGCCACCAAAGTAGCCTCCATGCCACTAATATCAAAAGCATGAAAAATTTCTTTAAGAGCATCCATCATAGATAAATCATCAGTCATTGTGCGAAACAATGTATGCCAACACCCATATTGCAATGAGCAACCAACAGCTGAATAATTTTTTGTATTCCAAGCTTCTAGAAAGTGATCATTCTGGTCACCGTACAACATAATTCCAACAGTATAAAATATGATGTCACAGCACATAAATACACGTACTTTAGGATTATCACCAACGAGTTTTTCTAACGGTCTAATTTCAATTTTGGGACTAGCCTGGTGCCATGTATTGACATCTAAATCACCAGTATCCATAATATACTTTATAGTTTGATAAACTATCCGGTTTCCGACTGGATCATCGTAAACTTCTCCTTTATTTTTAAAATATGTCTTCCAAAACGCACCTGGTGATTTACTTCTTTCAGCTCTATTCTTTGCATCAGAATAGAGCATCACTTCACCACTCAAGTACGGAGAATTTTGCTCGGTAGTCAAACGAACAGCGTTTATCCACGCTTGTTCATCTGGTTCCCAAGGTCGATTTTTAACAAATTTCATAAAATCATTTCTAAGCATAGGTAAGTCTACTTGAGATAATGCATATCCTTTTGGTACTAAAAATTCTTTTTCGACTGCTAAGTCATAAAGTTCTTTATTTGCATACCCATGCGAAGCTGATTGAATTCCATTTGTGACTTTTTTAAAAACAAGTATATTACCCACAGCTGTAAAGTCACCTACAAT